TGATCCCCACCGCTGATGACGGCGAAAAGGAATAATATACATCTTGGTTTTCTTCATGGAGGGAAGCCACAATATTTGCTATGGGGTATACGAAAGCAAGGTTAAGATATGCCTGGTCATTCGTTGATAGATCGATCCCGGTATATTCCTTAATTCTTTCTCTTAGCTGATCCACGCACTCGTCAAATCGTTTTAATACAAACCCTTTGTCCGTTACTCCATATTCCATAAATTCACCTCGCTTTCTATAATCTCCTGAGAAGTCTGTGCCTTCCAGGTAATTACTGCAGTACGCTTTTGACTATCCACATTGATTGTAACGGTTGATACATTTACGATTTCAGGAAAGCTCATGAGTACGCTGGTTATCATGGACTCAATTTCCTCTTCATCCGGATTTTTAACAAACACGGTATCAAACCAATCAATTCCCTTTGTATCATCAAATTTCCACTCCCCCAGAAACCATCGTAATGCAATATTGATTTTCTGGCGAAGGGAATCCGCTGGTATGGCATCCATACCTTCACTTAGCTGCAGGTCCCCATCTTTCCCAAGAAGAAAATCTGTTGCTCTCATAAACATGCCTCCTTATATATTCGGCGCCTTGACGGCTCCTGCCGATTCAATGCTGCCAGTTACATACAGGTTACCATCAATGACAGTACAGTTTTTTTCATTAGCCAGTGTCTGAGCTTTTACACCAACCTTTCTTAAATTGGGGATGCAAACTGCATTCGTTAGTGAATGGTGCAATACTGCTGTCTCGGTCATTCCTGACAGAAATCCGGCAATAGAGCCTTCACATATAATGATCAGCACCGCATCTCCTGCCTTGATTGGTGTTGCCAATGAATTGGGGGATACTATTGGAACTCCAGTTATCTCCGGATATTCCATTGTACCGGTTGTTGTCTTTATACTCCCTGAAGGCTTAACCGTACAAAATCCCTTTGAAGCATCATAGGATCTGATCGTTCCAGGCAATGCCGTATGGATACCTGCAACTGCGGAATTGACCACATCCTTAATTGACTGAGTAAACTCACTATTCATTAAGACGGGGCCTCCTTTATTTCTATTATTTGAGCAGTACAAATCCATGTGGAGCCATAATTATCCCCGCTGATTTTTATATTCCTGATCCGAAAGAAGCCAGATATTTTCTTGCTGACCAGCTGAATCATATCGTTTACTCCTATTGCACCATTCAAAAGATAGTTGATTTCATATCCATGTAACGGTTCCTGAGTAGCCCCTTCGTTTGTTGTAGTTTGAGCATTAATGGTGATACTTTTAGGAATATTAACAAGCCCTGAATATTCATCAAGGATAAAACACTGTGTTGTGATTGGGTCACCCGGAAAAAGGACTTGGCACACACCGTTTTGAATTGTCCAATTAAGTCCACACATGGCCCCTAGCTGTGTGAGGCAGTCTGCCGCAGTTCCCACATAGGCAAATCCATTTGGCAGTTTGAACGCCTTTAACAGCTCTTGTGCCTTGGGTGAATAAACACATGTAATTCCCATCTGCCCGATTACATCATTGTAAATGCTCTGGGACAGTGTCTCTCCTGCATATGTAACAGAGACGAATGTGTCACGTATGGCAACACGGCCATCAGCCACCTGAATTTCAGTTTCCCTATCCGGATTATCATCGGAAGTGTTCTCAGTGGTTATATTACCAGTAAAAATAAGCGGCATATTTGCACCATAACCGGCTTTAAGAGTGATCATGCAATCCTTTTCCTTCATCATGGCCACATGCTCATTATTCAGGTTGTAGATTTTAATAGTTCCTGTATTGCTGGATTCAACGTCGGTTTTCTCCAAGTCAAATACTATCCTCAAAGCCCTTCCATCAACCGATTCTCCGATTTCAAAGCCGGCCGCTCCTGGCTTGCCGGCCACGAAACGATATTGTCTATCCCAATTTTTAGCCATCTGGATCCCACCCTTCTAAATCAGCTTTAGGTATGTAGAAGAACCTGGCGGTCTTATTTATGAATGCATACCGATCTATCTCGCCCTGAGCCTCGCACCCAAATATTACGTCAGGCAGCTCTTGATATGTGTAATATTCGGTAAGCGGTGATAATGGAACAATTCGTACCATTCCTAATATCAATTCTTGGTTGGTGTTATACAATGAAAAACACCAGTATTTATGTCGAACATTATAAGTAAATCTAATAAAATATTCTCGGCCAGAAAGAGTAATACGGCTCAAAGAATCATTTTTATCAGGAATATCAATATAGAAAGTCATTTTTTCCCTCCTGTGATTTTACTTAGAAGGCCTGAGGAATTGGCAGCCCCATACAAAATTGATGCTTTCTTTTTACTCGTTTCTTGCTCCGCTTTTCCATTATTGACAGCCGATTTATTTGCCGGTGATGTTGACGCAGTACCGGCAGAAGCGGCAGTCTGGCCGCCTCTCACGTAGCTATCCGGTATCGTACCCGTTTTAGTTTCTGTGACTGTAACCTGTTTTAGTGTAACTGCAATCTTCCTGGAATAGCCTTCCTCCTCCGATTTTGAGATCTTGAGAGATTCCAAGCACATATTTGTATATGTTCTGTCGGAAGTAGAATAAACCAATGGCTCTTTGCTTATGAATGCTGTTTTCAGGCGTTCTTCAACCTGCCTTACTCGGTTTCGTCCACCCAAACGGCCCTTCCAGGTGATTGGAGTATTCGTCAAATACAGCTCCGCTGATATGTAAAACGGTTTGATAATCACAGAATCACTGACCGATTTTCCGCTTTCTACCGGATAGTCCGGTATTTCAGCTTCCCAACTGTCATCTTGCTTCAAGAGCGCATCAAAAGCTATTCCGTCTAACTTACATGGTCTCTTTGCTTTTCCCATGATTATTTATCACCTCCCATATGCTAACCCCTGGGCGAGCTGCCTTGAAATATCGTTTGTGCTATTTTTCATAACATTGGACGCCTTTCCTGCCATTGATCGTTCAGTCACTTGGAACGTATTCTCAATCCTAACATCCTGATTGACCATATTGCCGGATTTGTTTATTCCTTGAGCGTTTAATGCTGTGTGGTATGTTGGCTTAATATTTAATGCATCAGCTATACCTATAGCTGCATTGGCAACTTTGCTTTTATTAGCCGACAATGATTTTGCTAAACCATCTGTAAAATCAGGCATCCACGTTTCATAATCTGTAAGCGGCCCTTCATCAGGTACCGAAAAATGCAGAAATCCCTTAATTGTATTGGCTACTTCAGTGACAGCATCTTTGACCTTACCAATACCATTTTTAATACCATTAACCAGGCCATCGATGAAATCTTTTCCCCAAGTCACGGCACTATCAATGATTTGGCCTAAAATAAGTTTTATCGCATCTTTTAGACCTGATATAAGGTTTGTTACAAAATCAACTGCACCTTTGACCATCAATTTTATACCTTCCCAGGCTTTTCCCCAGTCTCCTGTGAATACACCTGTAAGGAACATAATGAGCCCATTAAGAAAATCTAAGAACGGCTGAATTAATGAAATCAGTGTATTCCATAGTATGGAAAAGGTGCCCATGATTGTGGCTCCCCACTGGTCCCAGAAGGCTTTTAAACCATTAAAAACAGCTATGGCCAAAGTTGAAATAATCCCCCATAGCCCAGATAGTAATGTCAATATATTGTTCCATATACTGGATAGGGTTGCCATAATTTCTGTGCCGTTTTCTTCCCAATAATCCGATAACTTGTCACCGATTGCCTTTGCCATGTTTAAAATAAATGTCAAGGTATTTTTAAGATATGATTTCACATTCTCCCAGGCAGCCTTTATTTTGTCCCTGACCTCATCTGCATTGATTCCCATGCTGTCAAATATTGAGCCAAGCAAGCTATCATTACCTTGCATAAAGTTAATAAAATCATCTATAGCCAATACAATTAAGGTTATAATCCCAATAATCAGCATTAGTCGGGGGTTCACCATTTTGAACAGTCCTAAAATCCCCTTAATGCCATCAATGATTTTTTGGAAGTTCATTGCCACAAATAAGGCAACGGCAGCTATAGCCAAGAGCTTGAATAGATTTTCCATCCCGCCCACTTTGTCTGCCACTTTTCCAATAAACTCACCAGCTTTTGTAAATCCTGTGACTATGACTTTACCTGCACGCAGGGCACCATCAATTACCTTTTCTAACACTGGCCGGATTGCATTCAACCCATTCCGGACCGTTTTCCAGCCCTCCAGCATTAATTTAGAAACACGATCCGTAACTTTGGTTGAATCATTTAGTTCAGATAAAAAAGAGCCAAAATCATTCCGTATGACCTTCAGGCCGTCGGCAATATTTAGGCTCACATCTTCAAAATTTCTATTGATATCATCTGCACTATTTAAAAAAGCATCGGCAAGCTGCCTAGCTGAGATCTTACCGTTCTTACACATTGATTCCAGGGCTTCTTCGGATACCCCGAATGAATCCGTTAGAATCTTCACAGAATCAGGAGCAGTGGAAATCATCTTCTGTAGAGTATCCATCTGCAGGGTGCCCGATTCAAATGATTTATTCATGGAATCCTGCAGAGCAGTAATTTCCGATTCACTGGCCTTGGCAGTTTTGAAAGCCTTGGTTGTCAGATTTACAAATGTGGTGGCCTGTTGATTGTCTGAGAAAATTTTCTTTGCCGCATCCCTGACCGATGAAACAGCTGTCACCATGTCCCTATAAGACATATAGCAGTCATTTGCCGATTCTTTCATCAGGTCCGCAGCTTCCACATTGGATAGCAGGCCATCATTAATTTTTGTTACCTGGTTGTTTATTTCACCAAACTCTGTCATTAAGGCACCGACTTTTACAATTGATACCCCAACGGCAATGATACCTATTGCTTTTTGGGCAAAATCCTTTAGCCCTTGTATGTCAGCTTTTGCCTTATCTTCAGAGCTTTTGTTTGTTTTAAAACCAACCCCAAATATATACTCACCAATTGTCAACCGCTATCCCTCCTCTCTTCAATCTCGGCGGCCATGGCTCGTTCACAATCTCGATCCATGGAATACAGTGCATACAGTTTCAGGAACTCATCCAATGTATAAGCTTCTTCTAGTTCTGTCTTACTACATATGCCGGCTTTTATGAGGGTGTAGGCCTGCAATTCCAAATTAGTGAAATAATCAGGGTCTAATTTTCCGTATCGTTCGAGAGTTTCATCATTGCTTTTTGCACCATTGGGTGTCCAGATAGGCCGTTGAACTTGTCGAAAAAACTCCCAAAATTAAGCTTGATCACATCAAAGGCGAGCTTGAATAATCCTGAGACATCCTTTGCAAAAATAGCATTCATGACATCTTCAGATAGCAGAACTCCCTCAGGATATTCCTCATTCTTGACCGCTATATTACCCTTATCAACCAGAAGCAGTCGCATGGTCTTCTCCCACTCATCGGGATTGATGCCTTCCATCGCTTTTGCAAATGCCGGCATTGCATCCGTAATATCCATATCCAGAACAGAATTATCTGCATCTTTGTCTGGTGACTTTTCGTCTCCCCCCAATAGAGCCACAATACCACCCAGAATAGGCGCTAATGTCTTTGTTATAGATGCAGATACTCTGACACTTACAAACGCCGGGAACGGTGAAATATAGAAATGATTCTTACCTATCGTAACCTCTGTTTTATCTAACATTGCATTATACATTTACACTACCTCCTATTCAAATTCACCAACTGCACAAATTTCCCACTCTCGGCTATTAGCTGCTTTACCACGTACCCAATCCGGCTTTTTTACAACCCAGGCCGTATCTGCAGAAAAGATATCTCCACCGGTAATATCTTTTACTAAAACTGGAAAGGTCCCATTACCTCCCGCTTTCATCTGCTGATATTTATTAGTCAGGTATTGATGCGTCGGGCTGGTCTGCAGTACCGATACTTTGATCGTATGGCGTGGATCCGGTGACACGCTGGCTACTACTTCCCCATCACAACCGCACGTTGAAGTCACTCCATCCCCGGTTTCTGAAATGGTAATGAAATTATCCTCGGCGTATCCGGTCATAATATGGCTACCCAACGCAATAGTAACTTTTTTCGAGTTATATGTTTTATTCATCTGATTCTCCTCCTTCCCTTAATACCCAAGTGTACCTTTAACTTCTGTTGCATGGATTGCGCCAGAAAGCCTGGCTGTAAATATGCAGCCAGGTAACTTTCGATTTTTCTTCTGTTCCTGAGTAAGAGCAGCCGCCAGAGGAACCGAAGTTGTATAACCTGGTATTTTAGCACCGCCTGAGTCAAATGAATCCTCAGATATCCCACCCATCTGCTGTCCTTTCCGCAGTGATGCCTTCATTGCATTCTCAATCAAGCCGATTCCGGAATCAGTATAAGCAACCTTAGAACTAATAACGAAGAGATTGAATATACCCATCTGCATGTCGTTTTTAAGCCAATCACGAAAACGAATGATATCAATCCATTCTCCAGATAGCATTGCACCACCCTGAGTTATTTTCGCATCTGCTATTTCCACAAAATAATTTTCGTACGCTTTATCCATGTTGGTGACTTCGTTATCAGAAAAAATTCCTGTTGCAATACCAGATAGAGTTTTAAAAGCCCATGTTTCCTCTCCCGGGCTGAAGCTAAAACATTTTGCCATATGGGCCACATGTTGATATTTGTCTGCATCAGCCGTTTGATTGCTGGCCAGCCGTTCAACAAATGTCCTGTTATAGCTCTTCTTACTGAGCGATAATTCTTCCCCATACTTCAGTGTAAATGCACATATCTTTTCTGTTGTCTCCACATAATCAGCGATTGCTTCATATTTCTCATTATCAATGCCAACAGGCATGATACCGTACCACCCAGAATAAATCTGCGCTCTCTTAATTGCAACAAGCGGTTCCTCATAAGTGCCACCCTCTTCCGTGGTTGCCAGTGTGGTTGCAATATAAAGCTCGGTAGGCTGCGGTTGCTGACTAAACCAGATCATGGCAGCTTTATACACGGGATCTGCTTCTGAATATCCGGCATCCATAAGACCGGGCAGACTATTGTAACTTGCGAAGCCTTCAACCTTGGCACTTTTCTTTACCGGAGGCATCCCGACAATCAATCCGCCAGAATAACTTGCTCCGGATATTGCGGGCGATTCCAGGCTGATTGCCATATTGACAATTCCATCTATTTTTTTAGCCATCTGCTTTTATTCCTCCTTATTCTCTTCTAGTTCCACTACATCAAAAATCATTAGTGGTACATTTTCCATTTCATAGCTTCCACCGCCGCTTGCCGTAGGCTCCCAGTCTTCCTCCCTGATCGGGATCGATTCAACCCAAGTCTCGGTCTCAATATCAAATGCCTTTTCTGAGGCAGGATGCCCCAAGCTGTATGAGCCGGCCAATTCCTGTGTGAAATCAATCTGGAACTCAACCATGGCCCGATACTCATAATGGGTTGTGCCAAGCAGTCTCGGAATATCTTGGACCGGGCTAGCAATAGAAAAAGATAGCCCGACCTGGTATAAAACATCTACCATCTCCGGACTATCTATGTAATTTAAAAACTCATTCAGATCTGCCACTGCTGTGTTATCTGGTGATTCATTTGCTGCACCTTTGCCGATTATAAAACTGTTTATAGTCAGCAGCGCCGTACTGGGATAATAGCGTATAATTTCCCCGCCATTCTGATCTTCATCAATTGGATGCGTTGATCTCCTGATATTGCTGAGCTGCAGCGTAATCTGCGGCGGCTTTTTCTTTATGCTGACTTCATTTGCCCAGGTAATCGTTGCATTCTGAAAATAGCTGTGAACCAGGGTACGCACATATTCTTTAAGGTCATACAGTCTCATATACCATCACCTAATTCTTTCTCGGAACAACCGAAGGCGGTATTTCAGACTTAGGATCGGTAAGAGGTACAAGGTCAAATTCTGATACCCAATGACTTATGAGCGTATTGCCGGCAAACAGAGATGATATGCACTGAAACCATCGACCACTATAATATATCCAGTCCCCAAGCTGCCCGCTATCCTCATCGGTCGGTGTGATCTGCTCGTCTGACCATACTTTTATGCGGCTGGTCAAGTTGGCTCCCTCTGTATCCATGGTGTTACTCCTGGTTGAGGTCTGGATATCAACCTCAACAATACTTTCTTCAAACTTATACTTTTCCCGCCCCCTTACAATCTCTATTTCTCCAAAATGCCTGAGTACATATGGGTTACGAAAGAAAACCATATGATCACCTCTTCCTGATTTCATAGTTTACAGAATTACGCATAGTTCCAGTATCTATCAAAGGCTTTGAGGAACCCTTTCTTTCAATCGTTGTGTCTTTATTGGCTTCATATACACCATCAGTGATTTCCTCTTGCACAAGCCCTTTTGCAAATACTCCAAGCTTTTCAAGGGCAGCCTGGGCAGTGCCACCATTCATTATGTCTTTTATAGCCTGTTCTGCCATCTTATTGTAGTCACCGCCATGCTTTTCTACACTATTTCTCATGAACGGCCTTGATACTGCCCGATTAGTCCCCAAATCGTTATAGGCTGCATATTCAGCAATGGAAACCCCGTTTTCATCTGTTGGGCCTCCGTCTGGGAATCCAATAGCAACCATCAGTTTTTCAAGCTCTTTCATCTCCTTCTGAATCCGCTTCCCATCGTTTGTCAGTCTGAATGTTGGCTCCATCATCTCACCCTTTCCATCGTGATAGTGGGAATGATCCGTTTTGCCAAATTTAGAAATTGCAATCCATAGGATGTTTTAGAATACTCCTCATTTACACTGTCGGCCCCGGTTCCAGTGAAAGAAACAGAAGTCCCACCTTCGGAAATACTGGCAATGCCCTGTACAGAGTTGGTTTTGATATTTGTACCTGCGATACCATCACCTAAACCATTAAGCTTCATCTTATGTGAAGCCAAAAGGGCAACAGCATATTCATATTGCCCTTTGAACTTCGCTTTGCTTGCCAGAGGCCGAGCTATCTCAATATACAGTTCTTTCACAGTTTCATCCACTGAACTGAATTCCTGCATTAGCTTACCAATAATATCTTTTGCTGACATATCCTTCAATGCTGTTGCCATGGCTTAACTCCTTATTTTATTGCGATTTTTACCATATTGATCAGCTCATCAAGGGGAACATTATCGGTTGCAATCCCAAATTCATCAGCTAATTTCATGATTTCTTCGGGTTCACCCTTCTTTAAAATATCTGACCAGGCTTTTTTCATATCCTTTACTGCCTTAGCTTCTGCAGCTTTCTGCTTGGCCTCCTCCGCCTGATCGCCGCCATCAGGTGTTACTGCTGTAGGAGCGCCCTGTTCGATAACTTCCATATTCTTTCGTTCCAAGTAGTTTTCTACCCAAGCTTCATCACCAGACACCACCATTTCTTCACCAGGGAGCAGCTGAAACTTTTCATTTCCGATTATCTTTTTTGAAATGTTCCTGATTTTCATTTTCACGTTCCTCCTTAAATTCCGATAGCAAGTGCCATAGATAATGGATAGTAGATCATAAGACCAGCACAACGAGATTCACAAGGAATCTCTGTCTCCAAGTTCTTCACCTGGACCGGATACTGTTTAAAAGGCATTGGAATCTCTAAAGAGAACTTCTCAGTATCTTTGGTGTACAAGAACATAACATTTTTTCCAGTCGGGTTAAACATATCCGAATCATCGGAAAACTCATTCCAGGATTCCCAATTCTTGATATATGGTGCATTGTCCTTCAGGAAAGATAATATCGTAGTCTGTGTCTCTGGAATACGCCTGGTTGATAAATCCATATAGATATGACTTGGAAGAGCCAGCGTATCCGGTCGCTCAACCGATTTAGTTAGCTTATCAGTAAACTTCTGAATACCATTGACATCTCCAAGAATCTGATCAGCCATCTTATGTGCAAAATCAGTGTATTTCTTCCCGTCAATTTCAACTTCAGACAGAGCATATTCCGGAATACCAGCTTCCTCTGAAAAAATTCCTACCAGCTTAGCCTTTTTATCTCCAAGGAAGGCGATTTGGTTAACCTTCAAATCATGAGCCCTTCTTGCGGCAGTACCTTTTCTTGCATCAAGCTGTTTGCCGGTATATACGCTTGCCCGCATTTCTTGAGCACTATATCCATAGGAATCCCCGACAGATACAATTCTTACGGTAGTTGGTTCGCCTTTCACATCTGCCCGCGGAAGATCGTCAGCGTAGTTGTTGATAATTTCAGCCATACCCGTTACTTCATAGCCGTACCAAGTTGCAGTTTCAGCGCCTTCGCTCACTTCATTTGTGATCGGAAGATGTTCTAAAGCAGAAAGTTCCGGATACTGTTTGTCATATGCCTTAGACTTTACATAGTCAAGCTCCCGGGCGAAAAAGGCTGCAGCGCCACCGATACTATCATAACGTTTCCTTCCATCCATTCCCCTTGCATCTTTCAGGTCCTGGATCACTGCACTTCCTTTTAAATTTCCATAGTCTTTCTCGTCATAGTGTTTCATCTACACACCCTCCTTATTTCAACTCAATAACAGCAATGCCATTATCTTTATCGACTTTGCCATTGAATTTAGCATTGATAGTTACTTTTGTTGCCTCGGATGCATCGACTTCATCCGTGAAACAGCCGGCATTGTCACCGTCAGTTATAATAGCCACCTTCTTCCCATAGCTGATAGTGGCCGTATCGACTATACTGACCCAGATTTTCCCTTGGCGCATAATACCTAATGCATCGGTCCCCTTGGCTGCAACATGGCCATTCTGGTCATTTTCAAGGTTTTTAGAACCATTTACAAATACACCCTCAAAATCTGCTACGGATGCTGTTGATATCGGTTTGGTTACAGTCATACCTGGCTGCTTACCTTTAACCAGACCTGATCCCGGACTGGCTTCTACTCCGTCATCAAGAAGCCGTGTCACGATTTCCTTATTGGATAAATCAAAAATTCCGCCGGGTACTCCCAACGGAATTGAATAATTATAATTTGTCTGTCTCATTATTATTTTCCTCCCTTTTTCTTCATGTTGGCAACCATACGATCCCTGGCAGTTTCGGAGCTGGATCTCCCGCCTGCATCCATACGCACCTGATTTCCGAAGGCCTTCTGGCGCTGCTGATCCGTGCTGATTCGTTTCATGGCCTGGCCGCAGGCAATCTCATAAGCACCATTGACATATGACTTACTCTTTCCGTCCAGCCGAATATTCGGATTAAGGGCCTTGATGATTTTCTTCTTACCTTCGATAACACTTCTTGGCGCGAATCCATCAAGATTGAGCTTACTGGCCATATTGCAAATAGCCATCATATCTGCAAAGGTACGCTCCGCCGAATCCATGGTAAGGACCTTCTCCTCCTTTTCGGCCTGCGTTTCATCACCATCCGTGTTCTGCTCCTCATCATCAGAATCAGTATTTTCCTCACATTCGGAATCGGTATTCTCCTCCTCACTATCCTGATTGATTTCGTCATCAGAATCAATGGTCATATCTTTTTCTGCCTGAAGCTCATCGATATGTTCCAGAAGAGTTTTAATCTCTTCCTGCATAATCGGAATTTCTTCAGCTGGTACAGATTCAAGATCTGAATCCCTCCGGTCCACATTCTGGCGGATTTCCTCGATAGGATCAGGAGTATCTTCCACATCCGTAGCAATATCACCTGGCAATACACTCTGGGCTGCCAGATACATAGCGACTGCTTCCTGCATCTGTTCTGGTGTCAGACCGGCTTCTGAATCAAAACGTCTTCCTTTACTCTGCTTTTTTGTTCCTGTTTTCACTTTTTTTCCTCCTTTTAAGATAGATCTATTTGATTTGCCGTCAATGTTAAGCCTAGCCGTACTACCGGCCCGGGCTTCACCAACCAAGGCAAGATGGTTGATTCTTATATTTCTCTGGATAGCGTCATAACGCTGGCCACGGTAAACACCAGGCTTTTCTTCCAGATCCAAATCATATCCGAGGGACAGCTCCCTGAGTCCGGTTGACTTCAGGACATCCGTATTATGGATAATAATATCGGCCCGAACATTCTCGCCGTCTTTAATACCGACGCTTAGAATTGTTCCGACCTGCTCATGCTGGACATTATTTTTATTAATCTCCCCCGCATCATGGGTAACGATGATTGGTTTCCCTGTGTAGCTTTCAAGACTGGCCTTTTCAAATACATCTTCAGGAAGACGTAATTCCCTCCGAACTGAACCGTCCTCATTTACATACTCAAAAATACCGCAAGTAGTAACAATCGGCTTATCCCTTAGATATCCCTCTTCCGTGAAATACGTGGAATCCAGTGGGATACTATCTAAGCGACGGACCTTTTTTAATTTCATCAAATATTAACCTCCTTTCAATCCACTGCAACGGCCCCTATGTTTATCTGCTCCAGATCAAAGACAGGAATGGCAATACACCTGCACTGATAGTCTTCTCCTGGGTGACATTTTCGTCCTTGGGCAACTTCCGGTGGATCATCCCATCTGCAGATCTCATTATTTAATTTTCTATGACTTTTCCGAACTCTATTGCCATCTCCAGCTGTTTTCCATTTGTATTTATTGCTTCCAACATTCTGCTGCTGGTGCTGTGAAATTTGCGCATTCAATTTTCCAAGCTGATCACGCGCAAGCATTCTGGACTTTGATTTTGACACACCGTATCTCTCCTGAACCTGTTTTGATAGGTCCGTGATCGTATTACCAGAAATATATCCCTGATAGATTGTGTCTTTGAATTCGTCCAGGAATTCCTTGGGAATACTCTCAATCAGGTTTACGTTTTCCTGAAGCCATTCTTTTAAAGTGGTCTTATAGAAATCACCTTGGTAATAATCGTCAAGAATATTTACCCCTAAGGTCTTATTGATAACCTTTTTCCACTCATTCTTGCTAAATCTTTCGGTGGAATCCGCAATGTCTTTTAGCCGTTTGGATAGATTAAATAGACCATATGATGATTTCATGTCCTTTTCCATCTCGTCGAATATAGCCTTGAAACGGATAATCGTATTGTCCAACTGCTCAAAACGCTGAAGTTTACGGCTTTCCATATTCTCCTTCTTTTTTGAATTTTTACCGTCGTAATGCTGCTCTTTATCCGCCTCTATAATCACAGTCCTAATTTCAGGCAAGTGCTTTTTTAAGCTTTCCATTATAACAGAACTCATCAAATCCGATGAAAGTCTAAGATACTCGCGTTCATTGGAAAGAGGAAACTTTGGTGTATACTTTGATTCAACAAGCGTCTTTCCGTGAAACCGGCGCTTCCATTCATCCTGTATTGATCTGTCCATATTAGCCCCCTCTCAGCACACCGGCCAGGACTTCCAGGGAATCCTCAAAGGCCGGGAAGAGTTCCATGTTCATCAACTGCGGGAAGCTTCTCCATTGAGCAAGCTCCATTTCATCGTTATCACAAACCGGATCACCATCAAACTCATTGCATAAATAAATCTTTGCCGGTAGAATTCCCTCCTGCGTTCCTGGTGTATCGCCGATCAGAACTAATCCTTTGGGGACTATTCCAAATTCTTCCTGAGCTTCCCGGACTGCAGCGGCTTCCGCTGTCTCGCCATCTTCAACGTGCCCCCCTGGACCGCATATACCGGTATTATCTTTACGGGATCCACAGAGTATTTTCCCATCTTGTACAACAATTACACCAACACCATAATCAGCCTGATCCTGATTCAGTCGATCCTCCGGAATATCTTTAGGGGCTTCCGGTTCCTCCGTTACCCCTGTGTTGGATGTCTCATATGATTCATCGTCAGGAGGTACAATGCCTTCGCCGTTCATCAGCTGCTCTACCAGATCTATCTCCTGTGCATCTTCCTCTGATAATACATCTGAAATCTCAAATGCTTCATTCTTGGCCAAAGCTTTTCTGACCTCCCTGGAATCAAGTGCTTGCATATCAACATAGATTTGTGTTGTTTGAGCTTTTGCCAGTTCTGCGTTAGCATTAGCCTGATCTACTGTAGCCTGTTCCTGCTTACTCAAGTTCCATAATGGATTGAATTCAAGTGTATATTCTGGTATTTCTTCCAGATCGCCCTTTGCTATACCTGCGGCAAGGATAATATCAATGACAGTAATTAAATTATCCTTAACAACCACTTTCTGCGTTTGAGCTATATTGTCATAGTAATTGCTTAGATCAGCTTCGCCGGTTGAATTTTCTCCGGCGGGGGACCGACCAAATAAAATAGTTTGTGGAATACCGGTTACCGCACTTAGCATCTGGCAGCTCTCATCAATGATATCCTTCACTCCACCAAGTTGGAACGTCTGAAAGGCGTAATCTTCCCCATCAGCATCTATCATCATGGTATTAAGCAGACTTCTCGCCATATCTATCAGGTGGATTCTATCTACAATATCGTTTTCACCTTCTTCTGTAGCGAGCTGGGCCGCCAGGTTCTTAACTTTGTAAACGGCCTGCACACACCTTTCCAGTAGCCTATATCCATTGCCGTGAGTGGTGATTGTATCCCGTATTTCTCGCTTGATCCGGTTATACTCTGGGCTACCAAAGAACATATAATCTGAATTCGTTGTGCTTGTGCGCGGTAACTCACCGTTCTTAAAAATCAGTAGCCGGCTCTCATGTACCCGGAACTGTTGGCCTCCGTACACAGGATTAAGCATATAGTATTCCGGCTGCCCGAACTTCTCCATTGAAAGATTACTAGGGCTGAAGGTATAGATTGAATTATAATCTGGCTGAACCTCCGGCCGTTCAAATACTATCAGCTGATCAAGTCCCTCAATGTTGTCCCAATCTAGTGGTTCATCAAGGTCTCGTCCGTCATTGACCGCCATTAAAATTACAGCGCCACCAAACAACCGGGACCATTTTAGGGAGGTTACAGCCCTTTCATCAAACTTTAATTTTTCCAATGTTGACATTATGTATTTATTGGTATCCGTATTGCTAATCCCTAATTTATACCCGAGTTTAAATGCTGCTTCAGACGGTTTATCAATTATCCTTGCGAACAGTCCATTAGATGCGTACATTTCCGCAAGCTCGACATCCGGCGTCGGCGGCTCATACATATAAGAATAAGATTCCAGCGGATCCTTTTCGGTACCAACACGGTTAAGCATGTTGACATAGCCATCATTCCTTTTAGTTTTAGCCAGGTTTCTCACCTCCTTCTGTTAATTAACCAGTGCTGACAAACTGAATAACTTCGGTTCATATAAGCTTAGCGCAAGCGCATCCGCTCTATCTGGACTATCCAGATTTCGTTTCTTCATGTCATCCTTGCTTTCAATAGTAATTCTGCCTCGGGAAGACATATGATATTTCCTGCATGACAACTGAGCCACTGTTTCATTATCATCTTCCAGGCACATTGCTCCGGCAATCATCAACTCACGAATCATAGCCCAAAGGTAGGTAGACATATTCTCGTAGTTTTTAGCTTCATCTTGATCCGGTACCTTCTCCGCTGCATTAACCGGGACGATTACCATCCGTGAAAGCTCCTTCTTCATTTCGCCACGTTTAAGTTCGTTCAGCCGATCCGTGACACCACCACCAAGCCCGCAGTCATCAATATTGACATAGATCGGACCTCTATACTGCGGATACTCTTTAATAATCCGGTTATATTGCTCAATCACGTAGCCGACAGTTTCCATGAGACCATGGCCGCGGTAACTTTTAACCATACGGCAGTTATAACCAGCATTCTCATACATAACAGTTTCATCGCTACCATAACGGGCCACATCAACGCCCAGGGCAATTCTTTTAATGAGTTCGTTTTTCTCTGTCCGCGTTGCCTGCTCAATAAGATCGAGCATGATAAAGACATCATCTTCCTGTTTCGGAAACAGACCCCGGACACGAACCCTGACAACATTGGAATCATATCCATACTTTTTTATAAGGGATTTTATACTTTCCTTATTGGTGCGCGTACTGTCCTCAGACGATACGGTATGACAACGATACAACCCACGATCCTTGTTGTGGCTGTCATAGAATGTACCACTGGTTTTCGTTGGGTTTCCACATAACAGCAGTTTATTATTTCCACCGGAAAGAGTACCCAGGATAGCTTCCATGATTGGCTCCGCGATACCGGATGCCTCATCTACAATGAAAAGCATATTATCCTCATGAAAGCCCTGCATGTTCTCCGGCTTGGTTGCTGTACGGGCTACTGCGAACCACCGTTTCTCATGACCTTTCATGTAAATGTAGGTTTTGGTCCACTTCAATATTTCCTGTAATAGCGGAGACCGTTCCTGCCATTTGGAGACTTCAGACCACAATACATCATGTAACTGCTGTTTTGTTGGAGCTGTTGCAACCACGCGGGGATATGGAAAGCAGGTAAGGAACCATAAGAGAGCTACCGCTTCAATACCGGTCTTTCCTACACCCTGCCCTGACTTGATGCTGACCTTGGGGCTAGCAGCCAAATCCATAAGCGCCGCCTGTTGCCATTCATCCGGTTCAAATAGCAGGACCTCCCTGGCATATAAAACAGGATTTTTACGGTAAATCGGAATTCGATTCTTAAAAAATTCTTTTCGTTTACTGTTGCGACCGTCGCAACGAGGGGAATTCTTTCTCAATCAACATCATCCCCCTCATCTTTGCCAGTGACTACATCAATCCAATCATCAACCACATTTCCACCGCCACCAAGTGAACCCGCCTCTTTTCGCCTCATCTCAAGCTCAACTTCCATAAGTTCAAGACGTAATCTACGCTCATCATCCGGAGCCGTAAGCTCTTTAAACTGCTTTATCATTGTTGTAAGTGTCTGCATTGCCCTGGACTGTGCCTGGAGATAACTGGCTTGCTTATCCCAAGCGAATTGCAACTCGTATTCCAGCTCAGACATTTTCTTTTTACCATCTTT